CGATGGCCGGACGGTGCAGTAACACAGAGGTAACCAAGATGAGAGCAATCATAAAAGCAGCATTCAAGATTCGTCAGCTGCATCAGACACTCTTGAACATCAGCGATGACGATGGCAAGGAGATCGAGGATTACACAGATTCTGAGATCGTCAACGAAGCCAAGTACGTTCTGTCAACGTATTACGAAAACGGCCACATCAACAACGATGAACTCAACGGTGAGTACGGTGCCGAAGAGGAACGCCTTGCAATGCAGGACGTTCGCAAGTTGAGAGTTCTCATCGCCAAGTACGAAAAGATTTGATCGGTTTTAGTCAACCAACCGGGGCCTCGGCCCCCACAACCAAGGAGTAACCATGAAGGTAATTTTTACCAAGCAAGAGGTAGAGGAAATCATCCTCAACCATGTCCATCGTGAGTTTCACGAGGATTTCAACGCGATTGATTTTTGCGACTTCAGCGAAGACGAGTACGTCACGGTCTTTTGCTCAAACAAAAGCGACGAGGAGGAAGAAGGCGATGAATAAGTTTGAACCTAAAAAAGACCCGCCTTGGGTCATCATCTTGGCGTCTGTAGCAGTTGGTGCATCGGCAGCCATCGTCCTGTTCTTAGCTTTGAGTGGAGGTCTGTGATGGCTGTTTTACTCAAACGCACCAAAGAAGCCACCGCCCAAGCGGTCAAGTTGCTGGTCTACGGTCAGGCAGGGGCCGGCAAAACCAGCTTGATCCCCACATTACCCACGCCGGTCATCTTGAGCGCCGAGGGTGGTTTGCTATCAATTGCCGATACCAACCTACCATTCATTGAGATTACCTCAATGCAGGAGCTGCAAGAGGCTTACAAGTGGCTTACCAGCAGCGCCGAGGCAGGTGAGTTTCAGTCGGTGGCGCTGGACAGTATCTCGGAGATCGCCGAGGTAGTGCTGAACGCTGAGAAGAAGATCAACAAAGACCCGAGAGCGGCGTATGGGGCGATGCAAGAACAGATGGCCGATGTCATCCGGGCATTCCGCGACCTGCCAGGTAAGCACGTGTACATGAGCGCCAAGTTGGAAAAGACTCAGGACGAAATGGGCCGCGTGTTGTACGCCCCGTCGATGCCTGGGAACAAGACAGGGCAATCATTGCCCTACTTTTTCGATGAGGTACTTGCTTTACGGGTGGAGAAAGACGCCGAAGGCAATACCCGCCGTGCCCTGATGACGGACGGAGATGGTTTGTGGCTTGCTAAGGACCGCAGCGGCAAGCTGGAAGTGTGGGAAGACGCCGATCTTGGCGAGATTATCAAGAAAATTGGAGGTGCAGCATGAGAGTGTTTGATGACATCACGCTTGACGAACTGGCCGAGCGTTGGATTGGTTATAAGGAGGCCGAGAAGGTGGCCGTTGAATGCCGCCGCAATATTGAAGACCAGATCGCAAAGCGGGTTCAGTTCCCTGAGACGTTTGAGGGGACTGAGAACGTGGTGCAGGTCGGGTCACCATTTGCAATCAAGATTGAAGGGCGAGTTAACCGAACGGTTAACGCTGACAAATTATTATTGATTGCTGCGGAGGAGGGTCTAGATGAACACCTCTCAACCGTTTTCCGCTGGAAACCTGAGATCAACATGACGGTCTGGAAAGCCACAGACGAGTCAATCACCAAACCGTTTACGGCAGCTATTACTGCCAAGCCCGGTCGCCCATCGTTCACCATCACAAGGAAGTGAAATGCTTTTAGACGAAACCTTTGACGTTGCCACGCTGCCCCAGTCGGAGCGCAACTTTGAACCCCTCCCCGCCGGTTGGTACACCGCAACCATTTCTTCTGCTGAGATCGTTCCAACAAAAATGGGCAACGGCAAGTACATCAAGATCCGCTACGACATCCAAGGCCCGACCCATCAGGGGCGTGTTGTGTTTGGCAACTTGAACGTCAGGAATCCAAACCCAAAGGCCGAGGAGATTGGTCGTCAACAGCTCGGCGAGATCATGCGAGCCATTGGCCTGACTTCGCTTAAAGACACGGACCAGATGATTGGCGGCAACCTGTCGATCAAGTTAGACATCCGGATTTCTGAGCAGTACGGCAACAGCAACGAGGTGCGTGGGTTCAAGTCGTTGTCTGGCGGTGCTGCACCTGCACCAAAAGCTGCGCCATCGGTGCCGGCTGCTGGTGTGAAGGCCGCGCCTCCGTGGGCTAAGAAGTAACAGGCAAAAAAATGCCCCGGTGGAGTGCCGGGGCAAATCGATACCAAGGAGAGAGCACGTGAAGATACCTGACGCTCAGTATAGCATCCCAGAACTCGTAGACCAATACCACGCAAGCAAACCTGAGAAACCAAGGGCGCACCTTGGCGCTAGCCAGCTTGGTCACCCTTGCGACCGTTGGTTGTGGTTGTCGTTCCGATGGGCCGTGGCATCCAAGTTTGAAGGCCGCGTCCTACGGATGTTTCGTCGCGGCCAGAACGAGGAAGCCACAATCAAGGACGATCTTCAGGCCATTGGCATTCAGTTCAAGTCTGGGGTAGCGCAGGAGCGCGTGGACTTTGGTTGTCACATCAGCGGGAGCATAGATGACATCGCAATTTCTGGGGTGCCGGGAGCGCCATCAAAGAAACACGTTTGTGAGTACAAAACCCACAACAAAAAATCGTTTGAACAAGTCGAAGACAAGGGCGTGGAGCGTGCCAAGTTTGATCACTTTGTGCAAATGCAGTCTTATATGCACGGCACTGGTATTGATCGGGCGTTGTATGTGGCTGTCTGCAAAGATGACGACCGCCTCTATACCGAGCGGGTTGAGTACGACAAAGGCGTTGCCGAAAACGCAATAGCCCGTGGTAAGCGGATTGCATTGTCTGACCGGATGCCCGAGCCGTTAAGTGCCGATCCTAGCTGGTATCAATGCAAGTGGTGCCCCGCGCATGAGTTCTGCCACGGCGACCGCCTGACTAAAGAGGTCAACTGCCGTACCTGCGCCCATAGCACGGCCACCGAGGATTCTAAATGGATATGCGAGCGCCACGCAGGTAGCGAGATACCCGTTGAGTGGCAGCGTGAGGGTTGCGGTAGCCATGTCCTGCACCCCAATATGGTCCCGTGGCAGCTCAAGGAAGCCGGCGACCAGTGGCAGGCAATCTACGTCATCAACGGTAAAGATGTTGTGAACGGTGAGCCAGGAGACGGTGTATATGGGTCCAAGGAGTTGGTTGCTAACGCCTCTGCTTGTGCTGAGTCTGACGAAGGAATGATTGAGTTTCGGAAGATGTTTGATGCTCGAGTGGTGGGATGAATGAGTTGGCTTTATTCGCAGGCGCTGGTGGAGGAATACTCGGCGGCCACCTGCTTGGATGGCGAACAGTCTGCGCCGTTGAATGGGAACCCTACGCAGCTTGCGTACTTGCCGCCAGACAGAATGACGGCATTTTCCCGCCTTTCCCGATTTGGGATGACGTTCAAACCTTTGACGGAAGACCTTGGGCAGGGCGTGTTGATGTCATTTCTGGAGGCTTTCCCTGCCAAGACATTTCAGCAGCAGGACGAGGCGAAGGAATCGACGGAGCCAGATCTGGGATGTGGTCACACATGGCAAGAATTATTGGCGAGGTACGACCCCGCTTCGTCTTCGTGGAAAACTCCCCAATCCTCACTTCTCGAGGACTCAACAGAGTTCTCGGGGACTTGGCCTCGTTGGGGTTCGATGCAAGATGGGGTGTCGTATCAGCGGCAGACGTTGGTGCGCCACATAAAAGAGACAGGATTTGGATTGTGGGCGACTCCATCCGCAAGCGACGGTCAGAGAGGAGGAACGATTACGGACAAAATGACGGGGCGAAGCCTAACTCAGATGGTCAACACTCCATCGAAATGGCCAACGCCACAAGCCAGCGACAACAGGCAAAGAGCAACAGCCAACAGCACAGCCCGGCGCATGGAATTGGGCAAACAGATCAGTTTGGAAGCAGCGGTCAAGTTTTGGCCGACTCCGACAGCACACAACGCGAAGGAAGGGGCATATCCAGCGGAATTCACTCGCAATATTCCAACTCTTTCTGCTCAAGCTGGTGGGACGTTGAACCCGACGTGGGTAGAGTGGCTCATGGGGTGGCCGCTCGGGTGGACAGACTTAAAGCCATTGGGAATGGACAAGTACCAGCAGTGGCGGCAACAGCATGGAGGCTCTTAAATGATCCTTCGTGATTACCAGCAGCGGGCCATTACCGACTTGTACAACTGGTTTCTTGCTGGTTACGAAGGCAACCCCTGCTTGGTGCTGCCCACTGGTTCAGGCAAGAGCCACCTTGTTGCGGCCCTTTGCCAAGATGCGCTGACCAAGTGGCCTGAGACGCGGGTGTTGATGTTGACGCACGTTAAGGAGTTGATTGAGCAAAACGCCGAGAAGATGTACGTACATTGGCCGGATGCCCCGCTTGGGATATATAGCGCCGGTATAGGGCGGCGTGAGTTACACCAGCCTATTACGTTTGCCGGCATTCAGTCGGTGCGGGACAAGGCGGCGCAGATTGACCACGTTGATCTGGTGATCATTGACGAGTGCCATCTGGTCAATCACAAAGACACGGGCGGCTATCGTGATCTGCTGCGCCAGCTACAACGCATCAATCCTAACCTACGTGTCATTGGTCTGACCGCCACACCGTACCGGCTAGGCCACGGCATGATTACGGACGAGCCAGCAATCTTTAACGCCTTGATTGCGCCGGTAACGGTTGAAGAGTTGATCTTCAAGAAACATTTGGCCCCGCTGCGTTCTAAGGTGACAGCAACGGCGTTAGACACAACCGGCGTTGCAAAGCGCGGGGGTGAGTTTGTTGAAGGCGAGCTCCAGAAGGCGGTCAACACCAAAGACCAGAATGTGCGCGTCGTGTCAGAAGTTATTGCCCTGGCCGAAGATCGACAGCACTGGTTGTTCTTTTGCACGGGTGTTTCCCACGCCGAAAACGTTTGCGAGATCCTGAACTACTGGGGCATACCGTCTAAGTGTGTGACCGGCGACACATCTAAGAAAGAGCGCGAGAAGATTATTGATGAGTTCAAGACCGGCAAGATCAAGGCGTTAACTAACGCCAACGTGTTAACCACTGGTTTTGACTACCCAGACATTGACCTGATCGCCATGTTGCGGCCAACGATGTCACCTGGGTTGTACATCCAAATGGCCGGTCGAGGTATGCGGCCCAAGAGCCACACAGATCATTGTTTGGTGCTGGACTTTGCCAAGGTGGTGGCAACGCATGGCCCGATCACCAATGTGCAACCTCCCAAAAAGGGAGGAACGGGCGACGGTGTTGCGCCGATCAAAATATGCGACAACTGCAACGAGATATGCGCATTAGCGGTGCGCATATGCCCCGCTTGCGAGACGGATTTTCCCGCTGTTGAGCCTAAGAGGTTGAAGTTACAGCATGACGACATTATGGGCGACAGCGGGACCGAGATGGCGGTCACCGATTGGTCGTGGCGTCGGCACGTAAGTCAAGCCAGCGGTAAATTGATGGTGTCAATCACCTATTACGGTGGCCTGAGCGATACCCCTATCACCGAGTACCTGCCGATACTGCATTCTGGTTTTGCCGGTGAGAAGGCGTTGGGTACGCTGTATTACATCGCTAACAAGGCCCAAGCGGTACTAAATCAGATCAACGAAGTGGCTGAGTCAGACGCGGTTGATTATGTGGTGGCGCAGATGAACCAAGGGTTTCCCCCAGTATCCATCGAGTACAAGCGCGATGGAAAATTTTACAGAGTAGTGAGCAGGAAATGGTGATGTCAACAGAACATGAAGAGCAACGTGAACTGGTGCGCTGGTTTCGGCAAACGTACCCAGACGTGCGGATTTTTGCCATCCCCAACGGCGAGAAACGCAGCATCAGCGTGGCAAGTAGGTTAAAAGCCGAAGGCGTTAGCGCCGGGGTTCCTGACCTGTTTGTCCCATCTTGGGGTTTGTGGATTGAGATGAAACGTCAGAAAGGAGGTGTGTTAAGGTCAGAACAAAAGGATTGGATTGATTACCTACAAGGCTGCGGGCATCGGGTCATTGTGGGGTATGGGTTTGACGATGCCAAAACCAAAATCGGAGAGCAGAAATGACTAAGAAACAAAAACCAGAATTTAAAGTTAACTTTAGCCTTGCTGAGATGATTCAGAGGTTTACTGACTACGCATTAGAGCCTGTCTTTAAGTTGCCTAACAGCGATCAGATGATAGTGCCGCACTATGTTGATCCGCACAAATGGGTGGGGTTGGATACGGTTACGTACACAACTGAGGAGTTGCTTAACTCCCGTGCGGTCCCAGAGCTTCAATGCCTGTGGTCAAGACCGTGGACAGAGAAAATTATCTTCCAAGGAAAAGACCGGGTGTTTAACAGCGCAGAACTCAAAATCTTGATAAAGGCACGTCTATGAACAAAGCAGAAGCATGGCGCAAATGGTGGTCTGTAATTCACAAGACCACTCCCGCTGGTAGTTACGACCCAAGGGAAGCACCTATGTGGGAGGCCTGGGAGGCAGCTTGGGAGGAAGCAAATAAACAATCTCAGGTTGAGATTACCCATCTTAAAGAACAACTGATGCGTGCTAACACCAACGATGGTGCGTACAAGGCTGCGTTCTTGGCTGGTCAGATGGCTGCGCGGGGTGGGAGTTGGAAATGAAATTTATTTTCAACCCCGAACGGGAAGAATCCGCAGGGAAGCCTACTAATCGTGAATCAAAATTACCGAACGGGAAAGCCATGACTGACCGCGAACTAATGGACAAGGCTTGGGATTACTTGGCAAGCTATACAGTTGGAGAACGCCCAAACGCTTCAGAAGTTAACGATTTTATCGCTGTCATAGAAAGTAGGCTGGCGCAACCAAAGACCCCCGATGTCACCCCCGAAGTCACCCCCTATGTGATTGACTGCCCACGGTGCGGTCATTGTTGTCCATCGCGCCAGTGGGTCGGTCTGACGGTTGAGGAAATTAAATCCCTGCCAAGTTGGTGGCCTAGTTACGAAGACGCCCCGGCTTTGATTCAATTAGTTAAAGATGTAGAAGCCAAGCTCAAGGAGAAGAACACATGAAAGCAGATACATATCAGGTAGGTGGCGACCACTACAAAGAGATGGGAGTCCCGCCGTGGGACGTTATGCAATCCGTGCTGACTACCGAGGAATTCATAGGGTTCCTCAAGGGCAACATCATCAAATACGCTATGCGTAAAGGGTATAAGGACGAGAACGATCCCGCCAAGTGCTTGCACTACATGGAGAAGCTGGCCGAAGTAGAGAGGGATCGTTGGTAAGATACGGCATCCTTGACGATGAAGGTCGCGTTGTCCGGTGGGTCTGGCATATGCCGCCATACCCGCACATCGTGCAAAAAATCAAACGCCAGCGCAAACCTAAGCTGGACCTGTCAAACGTACCAGACGCACTGTTTTGAGGTAAATATGAGCCAACAAAAGGTTCTTGATTATTTGGGCGAACACGGAGAGATGGCAAGAAAAGAAATGAAAGTGCCAGGCGTAACACCCAAGGCGTTGTTTGGAATATTGAACCGTTTGTGCGCCAATGGTTCTGTCTCCAAACGTGAAGTTGGAGAAGAAAACAGAAGGTATTTTGTGTTTAACATCGGCCCTCCTTCGGTAGAGCCAGAGTACTCGTATATCCTTAGAAACTTACCCAGAAAGGAATCTCATGGCTAACTTTGAAACGTGGCAGTATGACAACCTTGTCAAGTTTGCAGTAGAAGCAAACGAGCGGCTGGCGCTACTGAATGCGGAGATTGACGCGCTAAACGCCGACTTAAAGACGGCGATTAACGCTTACCGAGACCTACTTCGCCGCGATACCCTTGGATTTCTCGAAGCTACGCATCCCACCGAACCCGAGAAGCCCTGCGAGTAACGTCATCAAATGCTCAATTTGAAGGTCTGGCGGTGCGGCCAGACCCTTCGGAATAATATCTACGCCCTGCCCGAACGCCCACACCCACTGCATCAGAGGGTAGCCAAGAAACTGATAGGTTAGGCCAGCAACGCCAACCCAACCGACAGCAGGACGCCAGCCAGAGACAAATAAGCTAGTGCTTGCAGCTTCGATTTTATTGATATCCACCTGGGCGAGATCGGTGGCTTGATCAATCTTCTTTTCCTCCAAAGAGAGCTTGCGCTCTTCGAGCGCCATCTCAAGTCTTTCCTTGTCGGTCGTAATGAGATCACCTGCAACTTTCCCAACTCCTTCAATGATGCTTCCAATTCCAATAAGATTCATTACTTTAGTCCTTTCAAAGGAATAAAGCCGCCAGCCGCAAACTCTTCAGCTACAAGATCCCGTAAATCTTTTGCGCCTTCTTTTGATTCAAACAACCCAAGGTAGTAGTAATGACCATTTCTTTTAATCTGCGCCATCCATTTGCGTGCTTTTGCGTGCCATGAAACACCTTCAAACCCAGATGTATTGTGCGAGCGCATCCCCATGTTTACGTTGTTGTCTGAATACGACACGTCCCGCAGATTTTCTAAACGGTTGTCAGTTCTGTTTCTGTTGATGTGGTCAATTGTTTGCGTGGGCCATTTGCCATGAGTCAAAAACCACGCCAATCGATGTGCATATAGCTGAACCCCGCAAACACAAATACAAAGATACCCGTTTGATTTATCTAGACTGCCTTTTGTAATTGCGCCATTTTTTGCGCCTTTCCCGCTACCAACCAAACGGACAAACTCCCCGGTGTTGGCGTTGTATGAAATTACTTTTGCAATCTGCTCTTGCGTCAAATTTTTCACTTCAAGCCCCGTAAAGTTCTTTGAATCCAACCTAATAAGAATTTAGATTGCGTTTTGTTCTTGTTGCAGATGTCTGCGTAGCGCGTGATCTTCGCCAGCGCGTACGATTTCTTGAACGAATCTGGTTCAACACTGTTGAACTTTTGCAGCGTAACAGGGCCGACCGCGCCGTCTGGGGTTGCGCCTACGATCAACTGCGCGAGCTTGACGGCAACTTTAATGCCGGTGTTTACGCCAAAGTTGAAGATGTTTTCTGCAACAACTTGGTTCGTAATTTCATCCCCTCGAATACGATCCCAAAACTCAACCTTATAGAATTTGCGCACCATCCCAGTAAGGAGCGGATTATCGACAGCGCCATTGTCAATGAGGTTCCAACCGGGCCAGTGCGGGTTTGGGTTTCGCGCAATTCCTGCATAGGTCATTCCTCCGGTGTCACCTGGGACGGTGTGTAAAACATAACCGCCTTCGTCAACGATCATTTTCTCAAATGCGGGATTGAAGTCAGCCATTAGAATTTACTCACATCAATAAGTTGACCACGAAAGTTAATGATACCTTCTGAGTACTTGCTGACCAGTTCGGGCCAAAGTGGTTTGCTGTCTTTCATGGTTATGACCGCGAATCCGCTGCGCCAGTTGACTGGGCCGTCTTCAAGGTAGTCGATAAACTGCGGCCCGTCAATCTCAGCAAGCGTACCCGTGTCAACGCCCCACCGAGTGCCATTATAGTCACCAAACGGCGTGACCTTGAGGCTGTGTAGATGGCCGGTGATAGTTGTAACGCCAGAATTGACCGTGTTGTTGTGAGTAGCGTGAACGCCGCCCTTGTAGCGGTGTTTTACCACTACGTTGTCTGATAACCAGCAGGACCAGCAGTGGTGCCATTTCGGAAAGTGATCCTTGAGCGCCGTGCCGCCGACGCCTTCAAATTGGGGTGCGGCTTCGGACAAGCGCGTCTCAAAGCGCGAGTCATGGTTACCCAAAGGCCATATCAGTTGCGTGTGATGACGGGCCTTCTCGCAGGCGTCTTCAATCTCTTTGAGCGCCTCTTGGCAAGCGTCAAGTTCCTGCTTTACGTTTGGGACCGAACTCCAATTTATTCTGGCGTGTCTGCTGATCGAACTTCCGTCAAAAATATCGCCGTTGGCGACTACAACGTGCGGTTTAAGTTCGTTTATCGCCCATAACAAGCCCTTG